TTCCGTGATCCATACACCTCTCCTATCAGTTCTGAGAACTGCTCTAATGTCATTACAACGTAAGCGTCTTTCGTATTCTTACGTCGACGTTTTACAATAGCACATCCAAAGCGAGCACCTGCGTGTTTAGCTTCAATCAATGCTTCGTCCACAAAACCAGCAAGATCGATGTTGGCTTGGTTCTTGCACTCAACAGCAAAGTTGGGTATGCCTACTAGGTCTCCTTTGTCTTGTGCAACACCAGCACCGTAGCGCCTGTCTGCCATAGGGAACCCATGCTCACGAAAGTAATCAGCAACATCACGCTCCCACTGAGAGCCCTTAGCCTTCTGTGGTGTCGTCATCCGGTACCTTTTCCATCATCTCCTGCAACTTATTCTCTAACATCTCCATAGCTTTCTGCAACTGTTCAGGTGTTACCCCTACCTCAAGCAAGCATGGTGTAAACATCAGCATTTGCATTTGCAATGCGGCTAGTGTCTCGTCGTTCATAACGCCTTCTTTCGTAGTACTTCTTTGAAGCCTTTCGGCATTGGTGTTGCTACCTGTCGACGCTCCTCAAGTTCCTTTTCCCAGTCCTTGTGCTGTACTACAGGACGTGGTGGGTCTTGCGGGGTGCGTTTGTTATCCCGCTCGCGCTGTGCCACCATAGTGTCATAGTGCTTACGGAACTTCTCAGGCGACAGTATTACTGTACTCCAAAAGTCGTGACCCATACACCACTCAATGAGTGCAGTGGCATGCTTCTCGTCACGCTTATCGATCCGTACCATCTTTTCAAAGCATTGCATAGCTGACTGGTTTATACGGCAAGCTTTCCTGCCGTTGGCAACCATGCCTTTGTTCATCTCCTCAAGCAGACGCTTGGCAATGTCCCATGTTGGACCCTGCACACTCGTCTCCTTGCACTTGGCTACTGCTTCTTTGGCCTGCTCCAAAGTAAGTACACCGTCATCAATAAGAGTGCACAGAACGCGCTTGTAATCAACTAACACCATTAGTTTCCCTAAACAAACATAGAGCAATGATTGTGTAAGTTGCTAGGTCGAGAAGAGAATCCTCGATCGATTCATTTACCATCTTTCCACCCTGAGCGCCTTTCTGTAAACGGCGCATTTTGTCGTTAGCACGTGTCATACAACCTACCCATCCTGGTATACCAAAGTCTTCACTCGCTCGCACGTTTGCGAACGGGTCATCAACTTTACCATAGTCAGACTGCTTCTTGTCGTGCATAGCCTGTATCTCTTTAAGTATTTTACTAAACTCAGTCACTACAACCGTCCGTCCATTCTGGATAAAGACCACCATTCCTGTGATAATAGAATAGGGCCACTGTCTCTTGTTGAACCAATGAAGCTTGGTTCGGTGTTGCTGGTAGTCCAGCTATGTAATTCCTTGCGTATTGCCAAATAAAAGGCAAAAACTGATAGATCCCTTGAGCGTCTGATACCGGATTGGTATCAACGATCTTGTCTCGGCTTTCCCTGTACGCAATGCAAGCAAATGCGTCTTGTACGTTAATGGGCTCCAGTGACATGGGGTCCATGGGGGCAGGTTGGAAGTTCCGAACGATTGACTTGTCATGCGCCGGTTCTGCCCCCACGGGGATGTGTGGTGGGACTATCACTAGCCCCATTACCACAGCGATACTAATCAGTACTGTTTTTACGTTCTTCGTTACGACGCGCTTCACGCGCTTCACGAATTTTAAGCAATGGTTCAATGTTGTTGTCATAATGCTCCCTCAGCATAGCTAATACCTTCTCACGTTTTTTTGGATCCATTGCCATTAGAACGGCTCCTCTTCTGTAGCGTTAAATGTTTCTACGAATGACTGCGGTGCGCTCTTGAGTACACCAGCCGCTATCTTACGACCAGACGCTAGTTGCTTGTCTGACAAACTACCACGCTCTGCGTACTGCTTAGCAAGGCTAACAAGGAACTCGTTGTCAGGTGCTAGCTCAGCTGCTCGTACAATGGCATCAGCATCGGCGTTAGAAGCCGCTGACGGTGTTGTACGCTTAGCCTCAAAGCTTGTCTTTGGCTTGCTTGCGCTATTGCCATCGTCATCATCATCGGCCACTAGCCCAAGCGCACTCATGTATGAGTACCTGCGAGCATAGGTAATCGCCGAACCTTGTGCCTGTGGGTCGTCCTTCACCATGTGCAGTGTCATGTCGTGTGCGATGAACTGACCTGATGTGTGAATCAGATAAGTGATAAGAATGTCAATGCCGTGCACATTAGTAGCAACGTGCTGGCTGACTGCAAGACCGTGCTTGGCTAGTACTGGTGCTGTGTGAGCTACCACGTCTGGCAAAGCCGCATACTTGCTCTTGAAGAACGGGTTTACCGATCCCTTTGGTACTGCGCTGAACTCGGCCTGAGCCGCTACCAACGCTGTTGCTAATTCATTTATTTCTTGGCTCTGCATTACAGACCCCCTTCTTCTATGAACTCATCTGCGAGTTCTACTTGATAATCGGCAAATGTAAAGCATGTTGCAATAAGGTCTACTAGCTCGAAAGCGCTAGCTGGTTCTTCAAACGTACCTAGCCAGACACTATCAGAGTCGTTAGCCTTAATGTAAATGCTGTACTTGTCGTCCAATTCAGTGAAAACAATGCGGAACTCTGCCCCCCTGCCTTCAATGTGTGCGACGTTAACTACGTAACTCATTCCATCTCCATTACACTCTTGGCTATAGATACTATCCCAGGTCCGTCTTCCATGCAAGTCAGACGGTAGGCACAGTAATCACACTGCCAGTTACGACCCGATTCAGGGTCTAATTCCATTTGATACCCGTCATCACCAATGGCGATAACGTCTGCCAAGATACCACGCTTGAGGTCGTCAGCAATTTCCTTGAAACGCTTGATCTCTTGCAAGGCTAGTGGCTCCCACATACTACGAGGGATGTGAAACTCCGCAAGTGTGCGGTTAAACTCATTGACATCCATGGTACGAGCCTTGTTCTTTGACAAAGCTTCAAAGCCAATAGAACCCATGACCAACCACTCAATACGAATACCGCGCTCTTGCTCAATGCCCAATGCATTGACACCAGCTTGAACGATGGCTTTCTGTGCTGGGCCTTCGCCCGGCTTTTGAGTGCCACGCATACGGTTCCATCCAACTTGCTTGTCGAATGAGAACGTACCCATGGTCTTCAACTCGAACAGTGCGTACGTGCCAGCCCACTCAGGATTTATGTCCTCACCAGGGATAAGACCGTCACACGATCCGGATATGTCACCGTGCTGAGACGATACTTCGAACTCAGCATTGGGGTAGATACGAGATATCGCATCTTGTAGCTTTTCGTGGACTATTGTTCCTAGCCCTGTTGCCCATGCACCTGAACGGTCCATAGGGTTCGACATCACTGCACCCATGCCCATGTAACTGACCTGACGTGCGCAAGCGTAGGCAGACGAGTAACGCAGTAACGTTCCACGTGCCGTAGGCTTCGGTGTCTTTGACGCTTCGTACAGTTCCTCAAGCAACAAGTGCGTAAGAAGCGGTTGTTTAACGGGTTCCATTTGAAACTCCCTTTCTCTCGAGAGTTACCTTACACCCATTTGCACAGGTTGTCAAATATTTAAATGACCACCAAAGTCATGCGTGTTTTTCTTGATGGCAATAAGGTTTGCATGTACATAGGGTATGTGGTGCTCCCTGTGCCAGTCGCTAGGGAACAAACTCTCTAGGCACGACACTTGGAAACGACCCGTAAAGTCAATGAAATCAGCGTAGTTCTTTTCGGTGTGATACCAAAAAGAGTTTTCGTTCCAAAACGCTACGTGTGTCGGGTCTTGGAATGCACCGCGCCCATCACTGCTTGGGGTCATCGATAAAAGCATGCCACCGTGAGCTAGCTTGTCGTAACACCAGTCCATGAAAGCAATCTTGTTAGGTATGTGCTCCATGAAGTCATACGCACGGATCACACCAACGCTGTCGTCTGCAATGTCCATGTCAAAGATGTCACCGACATAATCAACGCCAGGGCCAGGTCGTAGGTCTACGCCTAGGAACCCCTCTGCTTTGTTATGGTGTGCTCCAAGGTCAAGAGCTAGCAGGCCCTTGCGCTTAGCCCATGTCAGGGCGTTGGCTTGAATGTCTCGCTGGTACAGTTCCAGTGTGCCGCTTTGTATCTTGGCGTTGTGTACAGTCTGAGTGTTGTTGTTATGTACACGTTGCAGGTAAAGTATCTCCGGTATGTGGTAGAACTCAGCTTCTTGGTACATTTTGGCCATTATGTCTTGGTCGTCCAAGATAAGCATTTCGCCGTCATAACCTGTTGTACGGTCGTACACAGAGCGCTTAAACGCCCTTAAATGGTTTGGAGCGTACCAGATGAGGCTTACGTTGTGGGGATGGGGATCGAAGGTAATAGCCCCCTTGTAGCCCTGCTCAGAGTAATACTGCCACCCGTGGCGAAGATCAAACTCCGTAGGGTCAGAGTCCCCATTTGAAAGGATCTGAGCTGTGTCTGAGTAGACAAAGCCAACCTCTGGATGAGTGTCAAACACGTACAGAACTGAAGTAAGGGCAAAGGGCAGAAGCTTGTCGTCATGGTCTAACTCAACAAGGATGTCGCCCTTGCATAGATCGACTGCTTCTCGCTTGTAGAAACCAACACCCATGTCGTTGTATAGTGAGTAATGTAGCTTTACACGGTCATCTATGGGGCGTTCCCAAATTGCACCGTTGTTAAGTACTACTACCCATTCCCAACGCTCAAGTGTCTGCTCTTTAAGAGACTGATAACACTGATCCAGGTACATAGGGTCATGACTTGGGGTAAATATGCTTATCACGTTTTTTCCAATGTATAGTATTTTTTAAATAAATCGGTGCGTAAAAAAGGCTAGCAAAACAAAAGCCGTATTGATGAGTAACAAACCCATAAATGGTCCACAAAAAAGCATTAACAATAAGTATGATCCATGACCACCATATCTTGCGTCCTGCAAGGAATGCTCCAGTCATACCAATGCCTTCAAGTATAAAAGACCACATCACAAAGGGTACTTCTTTGCCATAAACTTTTCAAGGCTCATGCCTTCGTAGCGACGACAAAGGTAATCTAAGCTGACAAACATAGGGTCGTAACTACCGTCACGCACCTCATGCTTAACAATTATTCCTCGCCAGTGGGCGTTTCCTTGCGGTCCTTTATAGTCTTCATCATGCAGGTAACACGCGCCAGCGACAAGGCCATGTTGGCTTTTACCAGCGACGAACCTAAGTCCGTACGCGAGTGTTTGCTGGTGGCCCATCGTGAAAGTATGGCCAATGCTCTTGAGCCGCGCTTCAACGTTCCCACCTAAAGGCTTACCCGACATAGGGTTGTAGAAGTAGTGCGAGTAGGCAACACCATCGAGCCACAGCACGTCAAGGAATGGGGAAACTTTCCAACCCATACGCGCGTAGTCCAAATCATCCGTGCTAATAACACCCTCAAGCTGAGCGTCAAGAGAGACGGCTCTGTTGATTCTGTCTTCGTGATTACCAAGGAGAATGTGCCTCTCCGGTAGCCAAGGTGCATGCTTCTGCTTCTTCCGATGTAAGTTGAAGTCAGTAAGCGCTTGGTTTAGTATTGTCCAAGCTTCGTTTGCCGACTCGATGTCCTGCTTGTAACGCCTATTTTCCATGGCTTTCTTGCCTTTGTCATACATCGACAGAGAAGGCATGTCAGCATGGTCACCTAAGTGAATGATCTTTACAGGTTCATCGCGAAACTCATCCACAATGTACTGTCCAATCCACGCTAGGTGGTCAAACGGAACTCCAGCTTTTGCTTGAGTGTCCGGTATAACTATGTGTGTAATCTGTTCACGCAAGGGTATTCTCCTTGTTCGGTCCGCCCTCGTGAAGTCTACACTATTTTTAAAGCCCCTGCAACTTCTGCGGGGGTAATTGAGTAAAGATCTGGCCAGTCAATAGCCCCTGGGAAACCCCCATGCCACAGAGCTCCGGCAACCAAGCCAGAGCAGATCCATGTGTTTGCCTTCCGTAGACAAATAGCGTCCGGCAGAATGTTATCTAGGGCACACGAAAGTATGCTAAGATAACTGTATTTCAAGCCGACCTGAGAACGAGCAAACCTCAACACAAGGTCTCGGTTTGTTGTACTCGGTAGTTCCACTACCTCGTACGTGCCACCAAAAGCAGATTCAGTAAGCGTTAGGTTGTCGGTTATACCCTTGGGTTGTGCTTGGATGACGTACCACTGTCCGTCGACAAAGCGATCCAGAATGGCAACGTGATTCCACTTTGAGTAGTTACTGCTGTCCATGAAGCGTTGTGACCATCTAATGCTGGCTCCGATAATTCCCTTGGTGTGACAGAGAACCAGGTCACCGGGATTCACCAGACTCCTTGCCCTTGTGATACGAAATGTGAGATCGAAGCTCACTGTCTACTTCGTAAACTCGACTATCTATGTTGTCCAACTTTGCTTATATGCGATTCAGGGCGTCCTTCAAAGACGACCCACTATTTGGTTTAAACTCTGCCATTAACTTTCTCCATCCCCAAACTACAAAACCTGCGACAACAGCCAAAGTGGTTGCGTAACCGGAAGCTACAGTAAACCAGTTGTTCCAGTTAACGCCGAGCATAATTATGCTTTGGGTGGGGTGTTAATGTTCTTCTCGCTCAATGCAGTTGTATCGAAACGAAGGTATGTCTGTGGCTTACGCTCGTCTTGACTAACGTGGCAATAGCTCGGATCCCCGGCCTGACCATGGGAGATGGTCAATGGATTGTTGCCACCATCAACACCAACAATAAGTGCCGTGTGCCAGACGGTTCCTGGACCGTAAACAATAACGTCGCCAGGCTTTACGTCTTTCAGAGCGATCTTCTTTCCGTGTGAAAGCAATGTACCTGTGTATCCTGTGTGGTTGTAGCCCATGCCGTTAGGGTCTGGTGC